AGCGGCAACATAGGCTACAACTTTCATGAGTGTTTGTCTGCCAGTAATTTTTTGTTTTCTTTGTTGATCCAGTGTTTGAAGGTGTCATGATACATTGTGTTGGACATAGCATCAACGTTTTGGCAAGCCTGATTACACAAATTCACATACCCCCGTTCTTCGGCAACATGGCCCAGTACCTGAGCATCATAGGGTCTCCATAGACTAGACAAGATATCTTCATCGTTCCATGCTGTGTGATATTTTTTCATGGATTGGTTGAGTTTTCCGTTTTGTTGATTGAAAATTACCAGACCGGATTCCCAGCAGTCTTCGTGATCAGCTGAGTTCATCATGGCAAATTGTTCTTCAAATGACCAATCAAAAAGTGATGCTGGTGCCTCGCCTATCTGCTCTATGTCTGAGTCTAGCCATATGACTCTCTCATCGATGTCGCGGTACTTGACTGCGTGTAACTGAGCGCAAGATTTACCCCAAAACTTTCTTACCTTGGCACGTTCGTCCACTGCGACCTTTAGATTGGGCACATGCAGCAGCTCTTTTTGAAACGGCACCTCCTCAAGCCAATTGAGGTCGCCGTGAGTTTGATCAACAAACACAGTGACTTTGCCTGGTAATTTCCAGGTAGTGATACAATATTGTGCAGTGTTGTACCAATAGTCTCGTGATATACTGGTGATAAAATGTAGATTCATTGTTGTTTCAAAATGTATATGGTGTCATCGCCACTGGTGGCCACAGACACGTAGCCTAGTGCATCAATAAGTTCAAGATATTCATCAACGCTGTAGGAGTGCAAACTTTTTTTGCTGCTTCCGCCTGTGAACTCTATCAACATCACTGGTTGATGTTTGCGTATGGTTTCAACAGCCCCTTTTAGGACTTCTAGTTCCCATCCTTCAACATCAACCTTGATCAATCCAACATTGCAAAAATCAAATTCATCCAATCTATGCGATTCAATGTTGTATATCTGTCTAGGTAGTTTTTTATTTGGCTGTTGATAGTGGTCGTCCAGTAACTGAAAGCTGCCGCTGTTTTTGATAGTTCTATAAGCAGCTTTGACAGTTCGTTGTTGATTGCTTAAGGCATAGTTGAATCTTTCAACCTGTGGGAGATGTTGGGTGTTTTCAGTCAAACAGTCAAAATGATCTGGCATTGGCTCATATGCCACACAGTGTTGAAAGTGCTGAGCCCAATGCAGCACACTGATTCCAACATGTGCCCCAATGTCAATCACTGTGCCAAAATTTGTTACATGGCTCAGTGCAAGATCGCGAGACTCCTTGCCAAACAAGCTCAAGGCGTTTTGGTCTCTTAGGTTGGTAAAAAATCCATCACCGGGAATTTTCATTCACGATCTCAAAAGCACGGCCTGTCTTCATTTCGTCAACATGTACTTGGCCATAGGCCAGGTGACAGGCCCATGCATGTAATTTATCCTGGTCCGCATAATAGGGTTCGTTGATTTTGGTCAAGTCCTGTAGCGACACTGGACTGGCAGCATTGGCGGGTGCCAGTGCGAACGCTGGAATTCCGTGAAAAATGCTTTCCACTGCTGCCACAGAATTGAATGTGACCAAGGCAAACACATCATTGTCCAAGGCGGATTGAAGTGTGTTGGTGGCAATTCTATCTATTCTTCGGGCAGCACGCTCTCTCACTTCTACTGGGCGATCTGTGTGTTGTTTTATCAAGGCCACTGTTTGTTGCAGCCATGTGTCTCTGTCAATGCCATAAAACTTGCAGGGCTTTTCGTCTGGTGCTGCAACCAAAATCTTACGACCAGTTTTTTTCCAAGGCGCAAACTTTTTGTTGAGCCTTGCAAATCTATCGCTGGGCCTGGTCACAATTGCTCCGTGTTGTAGATCGTTCTTGACAATTCTATGCCATAGCTTCCAGCCATTGGGGTTGACAGCGTTGGGTTCGTTGCCAAAATATCCTGTGTCAACGTAGTAGAAGGTTCGTCCCTGATCCCAACAGCGATGCATGATTTTGTATTTCAGGATGCCTCGAAGCACAATGGGTTCGGTGCTGTCTTCAAACACAAAATCTTGTGTGGATACAGCACGTTGACCTTGGCCTGCTGCCAACATATTGATATAAGTGTCCTGGCCATCTTTGCTGAGAAAGATCATGGCATGTGTTGCTGACAGTATTCGGTAAAAATACGTTCTCTATGCCATTCATCGCCTTGCGGTGTGTCTGCGAATTCCTGAAAACAAGGAGCACCAAGAGTGTAATGCAACAGTTTGGCATCAGGATTGGCGCCGTATTCGTCTGGCAGCCAGTTCCATTCGGGCGGAAGCTCGCCAATGCGATCATCTTCCAGCCATGAGAATCTGTGTAAGAAACTGCCTGTGGATTGTTGTACGAATTCCGGAGTGAGTTTGCGATTGGGATAGGTGCTGCAATTCCAAAGTATCACACTGCTCCAGTTCTTTCTTGGATAGTCTTCGTTCACACTGCCAAGGTATTTTTGTTTGCGTTTGGTTTTGTAGTCGTGTTTGACCACCATGACATCCTTGCTCATGCTTTGCATATCCCAGAGCTCGGCTATGTCACCACGCACAATCATGTCTCCGTCTATGAAGATAGCCCAGCCTTGCCAACCCATGAGGTATGGTACCAAGAATCTTGTGTAGATAAAATGATTGCTGCCGTCTGTGTGAGTTTCTGTATAGTCTCGAAACAGATTCAATGCTACAGGAACAATGGCCACAGGAACGGAACTGTTGCGTATGATACTGTTGACACAGGTATGATAAGCAATGGCTTCTCTTGGGTCATAGCCCACAAATATTGGAATGGGTTTCATCGGCGTTCTATGTCTTGTTCAACACAGTTTTCCCCAAACTGTATTTCAATCAGTTTCAATGGATGATCAGTTTCGTTACAGAGTTGATGCCATTCCATGCGATTGATCCAGCAGTGTTGATGCACCACAAGTTTGCATTTGGGCTCTATGTCAGTGGCGCGATTGAGGGTGTACACCGTGGCTTCGCCTTCGGCCACAAACCAAAACTCTGCTCGCTGATCATGGCGTTGCATGCTGAGATGTTGTCCCGGCTCCACTGTGAGTTCTTTGAGTTTGGTTTCTGCACCAACTTCATGCAACACTCTATAATAGCCCCAGGTGCGATCAGTGCGCGGACTCTTCCAGTCCTGAAGAATCCAACTGCTGCTGTTGGCTTTGTCTTCTCCGCCTACTCCAAACACAAACTCCACGTCATCAAATACCATTTCAGGAATGTTGTTGGCAGTTCTATCGCCGCCGTTGGCAAAAACAATTTGATAGGCTGGATATCTTTCACGCACACGTTGGATGGCAGCCTTGGAGCTGCCATCACTGTCGTCAAAATCTATCACCCAGTCTACACCTTGCATGGCTGACAGCACTGCGCTGCGTTCAGACCAGGGCATGAAAGGACGACCTTTTTTGCGTGTCAACCAATCATCACTGTTGAGCCCAACTACTAGAATATCACCTAGAGCGCGAGCAGCCTGTAGGTATCGAACATGGCCAGAATGAATGGGGTCAAATCCCCCGGTAACAATTACTATTTTCATGTTGATATTTATAGACGTATATTTCTACGCTAAAAACATTTTTTTAGCATGTCATAATTTTTGTCTGGGCTCACAAACCATACATTGTCTGGCCCAACTTCAAAATTAGGGAAACGTTCGGACACTGCTTGATGAACTGCAGGAAAGTTGATATCGTGTCCTACGAACCATCCTGATGATTTGAGCTTGGGATTCCAAGCATCTATATCGCGAATCACAGATTTGTAACTGTGTCCAGCGTCAATAAAATAAAAATCAAGACTGTGATCAGGAACATCGCATGACACAGTCCAACTTGTGCCTGGCAAAACTTTCAATCGTTCGCCGTAACGGTTTGCAACTGCGCTGTTGTAAAATTGTGAAATGTCTTTGTCTACTGCCCACATTGTGAGAGCAGGATTTTGATCCAGCAGATAAAAACTGGTTCTGCCTGTGCGCACACCTATCTCTGCTCCCTGTGTCCAGCCAAAATGTTTTACCAAATCATTGATAAACATTTCTCTACGACCATTTGCAGCAGCACTGTTGTATGTTTTGGGTATGTGGAGAAGTTGTTTGCCTGACTTCATACTGTGATGTCTTCCATGCCTGCTGTGCGCAGTCTCACGATGTGTCCCAGTTGCCACTGTTTGCTGTCAAGACCTTTCATGATGCCCAACCAGGTATTGCGCAAAAAGGCCACTTCATTGATAATGGTTTCGAAGTCAACCACTTCGTCTTCACCGTCAACGTATTTTTCAGCGTCTCTACTGGTTAAAGCACGAGCATAACTTTCAAGATACTTTTGAAAGTGTTTGCGTCGTATCTTGCGCAGTTGAATGTTGAGGAAGTTCAACACAGCTTCAATTTCCTGCAGCTGATTGAAACGCTGTTCTGTGATGCCAGGCAGTTCTTTGATACGATGCTCAACCATGCCTCCGATCCTACAGTCGCGTTTGGCTTCTTCTAGCTCACGTTCATAATGAGCTATGAAGTCTGGTATGTGTGAGAGATCTTTGGTTATTCGATTATACCACATGGTTCAGCCATTGTACGAAACTTGCGGGCAGGATGTCAAGCGATAACCCACGTCTGCGAGCAAATTCAGTCACGTATTTGGCACAGTTTGAGCGTTGTTGTTCAGTAGGTTCGGTCATGATAGCGCCAAGAATGATATTTTTGGCTTCAGCAGGCAGATTGTCCACAGTGGCCAAGACCTTTTGTTTGCTGTCAGGATCCATGACATGCACTCCTAGATAGTCTGGATCTGTGCAGGCCTGAAACGCCAAGGGCACAAGTCCGGCCCAGTCAACAAAGCGTTCTAGATCAAACACAGTGAGGTTGCTGATCACACTGGAAAAACTGTATGCCATTTGACGTTGTTCTATGGCTTCAATGTTGGCAACAAATCTTGACCAGGTATTGCCTGCACGATTGAACTCATAATGAGTCTTGATATTTTCTGCGCTGACCACAAGACTGAGATTGGGATACAGAGACGCTGTGTCAAGCTCGCGCTTGAATCTCTGAGGATCTACTCCTAGACCTGTCCACACCGTGACTGGAACTGCAAACGGCATCTGTGCTAGAAGATCTGGCAGGTCATTGTA